GATGATTGTATAGCACCAGTTAAACATTTATCATTGCTTTATCCAAATGCTAAATATGTTTCACTAATTGTAGATGAAAACAAGTTGTTAGATGATAGTTTTGATGAAGGTTTGTTTATAATATCAGACATTAAAGTTACCAAACTTGTTAGAAAAGAAAAGAAAACTATATATGGTTTCATATACAATAGTTATGAATATGTAATTCGTATTATTGATACTATGTATTTAGAAGAAACAATAGATACTCATATATTTAATCAAATAGGTGTTTATTGTATGGGAAACCAATATGACAAAATTGAAGAAATTATTAACAATTCAATCATAGATAAAAATGTTAGAGAATAAAATATATATATAATTTCAGATAATCTAAATGCGTGGACATTCAAATATCCACTCAGTTTTGTTTATGATGTTTTAGACGAAGAAGTTTTACATGCAATAGTTCCTCCTAATTTTGATATAATGAATAATACCTCTAATATTAAACGTATGTTAGTATTTGATAATTGTTTAACATATAAAAACATTAAAAATAATAAATTTATTGAACTATTAGACAATTATATTAAAAAAAATATTTCAATAATTGTTATAACAAATGATAATAATATAAATGAAATATCTTTAAAATTTACATATATTATAAATAATATATAATGAGTAATTACAAATTTAGATATATATTTATTGGTGATTCAAATACTGGTAAAAGTAGTATATTGAAAAGATTTATAGACCATACATATAATTGTTCTGAACCTTTAACACTAGGTATAGAATATGGTATAAAAACTATTATGTATGACAACAAAAATATAAAACTAATACTTTGTGATACATCTGGACAAGAACGTTTTAGGTCTATAACACGTTCATATTATAAAAATGTTTTAGGTTCAATTGTTGTTTATGACATAACTTCTAGAAAAAGTTTTTTATCTTTACACGAATGGATACAAGACATTAATGATAACACAGATAATGTTGTTATGTTCTTGGTAGGCAATAAATGTGATTTAGAAAAAAGAAGACAAGTTAGTTATGATGAAGGATTAGAACTTTCTAAAAAACATAATATGTATTTTATTGAAACAAGTGCTAAAAATGATGTTAATATGTTTGAAATTATGGATATATTTGATATAATGACAAAAAATATTTATAATAAAGTTGTATCTAAAGAGTTATTGTATAATGTAGATATTAGTGATAACATAACAATTGATACAAAAAAGAATATTTCAAAAAAATGTTGTTAAAATATGTATATATAATATAGAAATGGCAGAAAAAAGTTTAAGCGATGATTCAACTTTTTGTGGATTAAAAAAATGGTTTCATCATTTGATAGAAAAATTAGGTTGGTTATTGACAAATGAAGAATTAAGTGAAAATAAAAAAGAACATTACAAAGAACAAATAGATATGTGGTTAGAAAAAATTAATTTTATCAAAAAAATTAATATTACTGATTTAGAAAAACACGACATTAAAGTTATGGAAAGACGATTAATTTTAGCAAAAGTTTGTATAGGTTATAGAAGTAATAATGTGTCTAATGGTAAAGTTTCTGAAATTTCTGAAGTTTCTAAAATTTCTAGAGCATCTAAAGTATCTAATGGTATAGCATCTAACGGTATAGCTTCTAATGGTATAGCATCTAATGGTATAGCATCTAATGGTATAGCATCTAATGGTGAAACTTCTAATGGTAAAGTTTCTGAAACTTCTAATGGTGAAGTTTCTAAAGTTTTTTCTGAACCATCAAACATATTTGGAGGAAAACCAAAAAGAAAAAATTCTAAAAAGAAATCATCAAGACGTTCTAGAAAAGGTTCTAGAAAAGGTTCTAGAAAAGGTTCTAGAAAATATTAACAACACTATTTTATTTAAATTCTCATTACAATATATAAATGTCAGTTCTATATATTGGTTTGTTTTTAATTATTTTATATATGATATTTTACAAAAACTATGAATGTGAAAGTATGGATGTGGATAAAATTATTGTATTTAATCAACCGTGGAATATGACATCAAGGCACACACGTAATATGTCATATGATATCAGAGGTGATGTAGAAAACCCGTATTTTGATACTGGTCCGTGGAACAATTCTTCATTGATATAATAATTATTATTTATATACTATAAATTATATACAATGAAATATCATTATACAAAAACAAAATATGATATAAATGTTAAATATAAAGATGTTAATGAATTAAATATACCACAAAGTAATAGAAATTTATGGACAATTTATTCGATTGACAATAAATATTTAGCATTAGATTATTGTAATTTTTGTTCAGAAGTATTTAAATCATACAAAATATCAAAATATCACCATTATATGTTTAGTTTTATACAGCAAACCATATTGTTATATGATATTATGAATAAATATAATATAGAAGATTGTTTAATTGTTGGTAATAGAATATATTTTTTGGAATCATTATTGTATTTTAAAATAGGTAAAATTGGTGTTATGCCTATTTATGTAGACAAAGATTTTGTTGAAACATATATTTATGATTTATCAATTGTACATTTTAAAAATAAAGATAAATTTAAAATTGTATATGATGACACATTAAATAGATACAATAATATTATTTTTTATGTTTCATCAAATATATATAAAAAAGATATTAAAGAAATATCAATATATAATTTATTTATATATGAATTATCAAAAACATTAAATTTGTTAAAAAAAGGTGGTAATCTAATATTTAGAATATTAATTGGTGATAATGAACAAGAACTAAATATATATAATATTCAAGTACTGTATATATTAAGTACTAGTTTCGAAAAAATTGATTATTTACATAACGACGCTAGTGCTGAATCACCTTTTTTAAAAAATATGTGTATTTTTCATAATTATAATGGTACTCATAATATATTAGATGAAATTATTTATAAACTATTGGAAATTCAAAATACTGATGAAAATAGTATATTATCAAATATGATAGACGTAGATTATGATGATAATTATATTAAATTTATAAAACAATTAAATGCCAAATTAAATATATATCAACCAAAATTGTTAGAAAAATATAATGAGAAAAAAGAGTTGATCGATTTTTTGTTTTCAAATAAGTTTGTTACTAAATTCTATGACAAATTCTATAAAATATTTTTTTATAAATCATTGAATGCTTCAATTAAATTATGTGAAAATACAAATATTGAAATTATTAATAAATATAAAACAATTGATATACAGTTTAGAAAAAAAATAGAAAATGAAATTTTACAATTACCTAAAATTAAATATTACGATACATCATATAATATACTAGATACTAATAATATGGGTTATTCATATAAATATCTAGACAAAAAATTTTTAATAAGTCAAGGTAGTTATGAAATAATGAAAATATATATATCTTTAAGAGATAAAAAAAAAATTTTAGACATTATAGAGAAAATAAGTATGTCTGATTATGTTGTTTCATATTTATCAAAATCACTTAAATTTATTAAAATTTATGAATTAATAAGTAATTTTAAATTAATAGATACCAAAAAAATAATTAAATCTGTACATATATGTGAAAACAATAGTGACACTGTTTTAGCGATAAATCATTATTACAAACAATATAATAATACAGACGAATTGATATGGAAGATATATCTGAAAGGAAATAATAAAGTGATAAGTAATAAACATTTATTATTTGATAATAATGATAATTATGATATAAGTTCAGATAAAACAATTAGATATATTACAGAAAATTATAAAAATATTGATATATGTACATTTGATGCTTCTAAAGATGAAAAAAATATATTGATTACACAAATATTTATTTGTTTATTGATATTAAAAATAGGTGGTAACGCAATATTTAAAATATATATGAGTAATATTGATGAAACAATAGCAGGGTATATCAATGTTTTGAATTCATATTTTGAAATTTTATATTTTTCAAAATCAAAAGTAGATTATTTTGAAAGTCGTGAAATATATATTGTTGCGAAAAATAAAAACAAGAACATTGATGAACAATATTTCCGTCAACAGTTAGATCATGTTAGTAAAAAAAACATACAGTATTCAATGGTTGATTTGAGTTTTTTAATATATTACCCTCTTATCTTAATATTAAAACAAGAAATAAGAAATTTATTTGTTATTCTTTATTGCTATGATAATGACACATTTGATATCTCTGTCAATAAAGAAAATAAAAAAAAATTTATCAAAAAATGGTTAAATATATATGGATTTCATTTATAAGGATTTATTTTATCATATCCAAATAATTTAAAATCCTTGTCATAAACATCATTTATCAAATCAATTAATTCATTTGAAAAATCATTTACAGTATAAGGTGCACTTGCGGGTTTTGAATTAGTTTTTTCTAATATAACATTCTCTATATTATACATTTTCATTAAGTCATAAAATTCTGTTTCTAAATTTTCAAAACGTAAAATATGTATTTTGCTTGTATCATCTACATATTTATATTGTTCTACATAATGACATTTAGGAGCGTCTTCACTTCTATTTTTTATTTTTCTTATTAAATAGCCATTCATATATGTATCTGTCATATAAAAATTACTAACACCACCCCATTTACAATAATATTCAGATAATATACGTGTATAAGGATTTCTTACAATAACAAACCAGTCATATTTGTCTCTTATTTGTTTATTAATTTTTATAAATGGTATATGCCAAAATCCATATTCTTTATGAAATCTACCCCATTTAATATTTTGTTTAATACCTGCATTTTCAATAGATGTTCCTGCAGTTTTTGTTATATGGATAAATTTTAGTTCTTTATTAGACGTATTCATTATAATAATAATTGAAAATTAAAATGTTTGATATATCTATATATACATATCTATAAATTAACCAATTAACCAATCAATACAAATTAGATATGTTTTTTCCTGATATGGTAGAAATAGTATTAAGCAATTTGTCTGATACAGATACAAATTGTTTTCTACAAATAAATAAAGAAATATATACAACATTTAATAAAAGTTTTAGACAAATAAGTCTGTCACAAGAAAACTCTTTTAGATATCTTTCTGATATGAGTTATAGAAATTACATAGATAGTTGTTTAACAGATAACAAAAAACAATTAACATTAAATTTAAAACATTCGAATTGTAGTAATTATATGTGTAATTTATATGATGAAGTACAATCGCTATCTCTTACAAAAGTTTATATGAATGGTTGTAACTATTATGGCTATATGTTAATGGAAGAAGCATTTTATGATACAGAAGAACCTAATATTTTATGTGTAGACCATCCATCTCAACGAAATATTATAAGACAGTTAAAATATTTTTGTGATATTGATTGTGATTATGATATAGATTATATAAAAAAAGAAAATAATAGTTCATTTGTCACATTAACATCACCATTAAAGTTTAAAATAATAGGTGAAATTGTTGAAATATATTTAGATGAATTAACGAAAAGTAGTATAATTGATATGAAAATAGCTTTTAACAAATGTTTAAAACGACCATTTCCTATAGAAAATGATGATAAGATTTATGCTGAATTAACATCAATTCCAGAACATATTTTGATGTTATTAAATGATATAAAACCAGTAGGTATGATAGAATATTATAAAAAAGATGGAAATATTTATGAACACGAAGTAAAACTTTCAGATGAAGGAGAAGCAATATTTGGTATAACTATATATGTTCCATATAATGAAAATAAATATAAGGTATCTATATCAAGTGTTTATAGTGATGATGTTGTTAATTTATAGTATCTCTTGCTAAAATTTTATAGCATCTCTTGCTAACCTATCTGCACCATCATTTCCTATAGAATGAACATCTTTTTTACCTGTATGTGCTCTAACATATTTGAATTTAACATTTGATTTATCACTATATAATTCATATAATGTTTTAACCATTTCTTTATTTGGTATGTCTTCTAACCATTTTTTTTCATTACATTTTTTACCATATGTAGTAGCACATCTAATGGCATATACTGAATCAGATACTATTGTATAAAACTGTTTATCTAAATTATCTTTAATAATATCATACAAATAAATCATAGCATATAATTCAGCAGTATTGTTAGTTTGTTTCATACTATTATCTAGTTTCATTGAAACATTTCTTACATCATTTTGACCAAAATATATACCTATACCTGATTTAGCATACTTTTTATTACCATTGTTAGAACACGCACCGTCAACATATATATAGTTCATTTATTATATGTATAAAATATAATGGTTAAATAATTATTTTAATTAAAAAAATTGAAAATTTTATTATATTGAGTTCTGCAATATATTGTAACCAAAAAAATTACAAGAAAATGGGTTCATTTCATTCAATTCAGTCTAAATTTACACCTTTTGAAAGTAGACTAGTAAAACAAGATGACCAAAGAAGTATTGGTGATATCTTTCAAATGTGTAAAAGTTTGGGGATAAATACACAAGAATATTTAGCTAAGAATAAAATTAGTAATGAAGAATTTGATAGAATAGCATCAATGTCATTCGACAAAGTATCAAAGATTGCTCGTGATCCATCACTATATGAAAAAGATTCATTATATAGTGATGGATCTTTTTTATATAATACTATCAGTCTAATAACTAGTGAAGTATATATGATTGCTATACTTATGTATTATGAGTCTATCAGAAAAGAAAAAAGAATACAATGTGAAGCACTGGAATTACAAAAAAAACAAGAATTAGAAACACTTGAGCGCGAAAAATGGGCTATATTGTATGCGCACAATGATGCTATTCTACAGGATTTATTGATACGATTTCCACGTAATAACGAACTAGAAGAATTACCGGATTTTAGTGTTTTATGTTCTTTTTTAGGGGATGATTAAGTTATTTCCTTGTAAAACTATTGTATGATAATATTTGTTTATATATTTATATATACAAAAATTGAACTTTTTTTTATTTATATATTTAACATTATTATTAGATCATTGTTAAATATGAAATGTTCTGGTAAATTCAAAGATGGAACACCTTGTTCTTATACTGTTTCTGATAATCGTTTTTGTAAAACACATTCTTATTTGGAAAAATATGATTTAGAAAAATGTACTCACTGTGCTACATGTAAAAGATGGATAGACACAGGTTCTAATAAAACGTGTTCTGATTGTTTAGAAATTGGTAAGAAAAATAGAGAAAAACAAAAAGAAAAATATATTCAGTGTGACATATGTATTGAATCAAAATGTAAAATCATTTATAAGTCTATAAATAAGTTAAATTCTGGTAAATTATGTTGTAATAAACATTATTCAGAAAGATACATATGGTTAGATGGTATAGATAAAGATAAAAAACCTTGTTATAATGATGTTCGTGGGTGTAGGACATTGTTAAATAAATATAGTGATGAAATTAAATGTGATAAATGTAAGGAAGAAACATTAGATAAATCCAAAAAATATGAGGTTATAAGAAAAAATAAAAGAGAAGAAGCACAAAATAAAGAATTAACGTGTAAATATTGTTATATTTCTTACAATGATGCAGAAGAATTTATTGATTATCGTGGTAATAAGACTGTTAGATGTAAAAAATGTAGAGAAATACAGAAAATACGAGAAAAAAAAGCAGTAAAAGAAGGAAGAAAACATTCTTATCCAATGTCAGAATTAACAAAAAAGAAAAAAATTAATTGGGGTAAAATGAACCCTACAAAAAAAATATCTTATCACGTTAAAAGACGTGCTAAAATGATGAGAACAATGGACGATGCATATTGGGAAGAAAATGCACAACAACAATTAGAATGGAGAGAAAAATTAAGTGATGAACAACGGTTAGATATTTTGGAAAAACAATATACCAGTATTCCAAAAAAGTTATACAATTATAAAAGTAAAGCAAAAGACAGAAATTTAGAGTGGAACATTACTGATGAATTAGCAGAAGAACTATTTGAGGGAAATTGTTTTTATTGTGGCATAATTTCAGGTAAATATCATTCAGGTATAGACAGAATCGATAATCGTGAAGGTTATACTGAAAGAAATACTGTTAGTTGTTGTAGAATGTGTAATATTATGAAAGGTGTATTGGATGTTGATAACTTTTTGAAGAAATGCGAACATATTTTAACATATTTAGGAAAAATTGATGGAAAAATGTATAGTAATATTTTTAAGAAACGTACACCAATGAAGTATATGGGTTATGTTAATAGAGCAAATAAAAAAGGTATGGAATTTAAATTAAAATCATATAATTATGATGATCTAATAAAAGATAAATGTTATCTATGTGGAACAGAAACGTATTGTAACCATATTAATGGGATTGATAGAGTTTCATCCTATAAAGGATATATATTAGACAATTGTAAAACGTGTTGTTCATCATGCAATTATATGAAAAACATATATGAATATGATAGTTTTGTTGATAAATTATATATGATTTGGAACAAATATATGAAGCAACAAAAAATAACAAAAATAACAAATAATATTGATATGTTTTGTGGTGAGTTTCATATGTATGTAAATATGATTAGAACTAATTATTATATACCAAATATTATGTTAGGTATATGGTCTGTCAAATATGAAACAGATAATGATATATTATGTATTTTAACAAATATAAAAGAACATAGTATGGAACCTGTATTACACAACACTATAATTTTAGATAATGGAGAACATATTATGCCACATATTGTATTAAGTCAATCACATAATAAAAAAATATATTACGATAATGAATTAATATTTAGAGGTATTACATATGATTCAAATGTAATGGTTAATACTTTAACAGGATGTTATAAAATATTTATAGATATTTACAAAATAAATGATATTGTTGTGAAACTAATATTTAGAAAAAAAGAAGATATAATATCAAAACATTCAATCAAATGTTTATGTAATAAATGTATTGTATATAATTTACATATTTTAGAATGTAATTGTTATGACAATTTAATGTTAATCGGTGATGACGAAATATATAGGTCTGATAAAATAATAGATAATGATTATCCAGATATAGAACTATTTGATGAACATTATGTATTACCAAAAGTAAAGACGTACAAAAAAATTATTGACTATGAACATAGAAAGAATATGATAGTCAAATGGAATGACATTGAATGGCAAAAACAACACGTTGAAGACGTATTTAATAAACAATTAATGAAAAACATTATTAAAGTTTAATTTAATAAAATTTTATTTATAAATATATACCAATCCACACACGAATATAAAAATATTATCAGACAATATACGCAACATCGTGAAAAATTAACTCGAATATGCAACGCCACCCATACCGCTCATAACACGTAAAATATTGTAAGAGTATCCATAGATGTACAATTCAGTGTCCTTGGCATAGTCAAGTTTAAGTGCCGAGTTTTCACGGAGACGGTCACCAAGAGTGATATCAAGAATGGTGTTATCAATACGACTCAAGTTGGTGGTTCCGGATGGTTGGTGCTTTTCAGGAGACAGAGCAAAAGAATACACGTTAATACCATCGGCTGGTGTTCTGGTGTGATGGTTATTTGGTTGGTAATAGTTGAAGTAGTTTCCAGACTTGGTTTCAATACGTTTGTGTCCATTGAGTTGGATATTACCATGCATAACAGGGTTTCCACGTCCATCAAGACGCAGACCATAGTTGTTAGGTTGGGTAACAGTAACATCACGGTGGACACAACGGCTACTATCATTTGCAGAGCGATAGTCATATGAAAAATCTTCAATAGGAACGGACACATCGTTGAGGTTAAGGCGATGTTTAACTTCAACACAGTTAATAGACACATTACATCCGTTGGTATGTTTGACTTCTACAACAGCAGAGTCGATAAGGTCGAACATTTCAAAGGTGTCATTACCTAGAAGAGTAAAATCATCACACAGAAGAGTATCGTATACATATACCTTAATATCGGTGTTGTTGATATCATCCATACAAGGTTCAGTGGTACTACTACAAGAAGAAGTACCGCAACTAGATAAGCATGAAACATCGTGATTAATAAGATTTACTGCAACACGGTGTCCATCATTATCTTCTTCACTTTCTACTCTGTGAACACGACGTCCTTCAATGCATCCATGATCATCACTAATGCATGGAGGATTAATAAACACACATCCTTCAACAAGGTTCTTTGCTGCATAATCAAGTGCTGCAGTTTTCCATGCGCTATCATCATTGGTATAGCACAAGAAACGACCACGACCACCAGCAAATTGACTCTTGTTTCCTTTACCACTAAAAGCACCTAATTTAAGTGCCCAGATGAGTTCCTTGGTAGGATGATTGTAGTTAATTTTAACCTTTTGGTTAATTGATTGAGTACCACCATTGCTATACACGTTTTCAGCACCGGTAAATTGAATTTGTGAGAACAGATATTCGTGAGCAAGTTGAGCATATTTGCGTCGTTCGGAACTTTCGAGATAGACATAGTCAATCAAAAGTCCAAGGTCAGCAAGAGTGTAGTTGCTCAGATTAGGAGCTTCACCAGTATAGACCATCAGTTTTTCGATGGGAGAAAGATATAAATCTAAACGAACTTCATGATATTGAAGAGCAATCAGAGGAAGTGCCAGACCATAATTCTGACAGAACCAGAACTGAAGGGGGATCAGAAGTTCTGCAGCAGGAAGAAGAACTTCAGAACGTCCATCATCTGCTTCCTTACCGGTAAGAGTAGTGAGTTCATCAACATCACCAATTAATTCATTGTATCCACGTTCTTGTTCTTGAGTATGAGTAAGTTCATACCAGATATCCATCCATGTTCCATATTGTTTATCAATACTCATACCACCAACGAATAATTCAGCGTGTTGGATAAGAGCATGTCCCAAACGACGAACATATGCGATTTTATTAAGTTTGTTACCAACAACATCTGAACGAACTGCAGGAAGTCTTACACGAACTGCAGTTTTAGTCATTAAGTCACCGTTACGTTGAATAATAGTAGTATGACGACCAAAAGAACGTCCTTCGTACGATTGTTCAATTGCTTCTAGAGCAAAGTTAGTATGACGACGGTAAATAACCTTAAAAAAAGTAATACTGGGATCACCAGTAAGATATACATCTTGGGCTCCATTTGCGACTAGACTGATAAGTGCTCCTCCGGACATTGTGAATTATATTATCAATTTAGAAAATAATTTTTTATTATTTTTTATTTTTTATATGTTATTAATAATTTATAATTTATATAAACTCGATATATATTTTACTATATGTCCTTTTACATATATCGTTGATAAATAATCATTTATTTTTTAACGCATTTTGTAATATCATAAAGAATTAACATATATTTAAAAATATTAATGTCTGTTGCTGATTACAAATACAAACCTGACAAACATATTTTTATCCAAAACACAAGAACAATTGACGAAACACATCGTGAGTATATTGATAAGTTTAAAAAAGAAAATGAAAATGTAATTGTCAAAAAAACACAGTTAAATAATATGAAAGACAAATTAAATGAATTAACACAAAATGTTGTTTTTAATAATTTCAGTAAAATAAATGAACTCAAAAAAAATATAAATAATTTAGAAAACGATATTAAAAATACTGAAAATCATATATCTGAAGTAAATTATTATGGTAAAATAGGTGAGGTATTATTTCAATATTATGATATTACTAATGGGATGTTATATGGAAAATTTACAGATGAACCGAAAAATACAATCAATATTTCTAATGAAGAAACATCAAAAATTAAAATAAGTAATGAACTATTAGAACTAACTAATCTAAATAAAAAAAAGAAAGACAAAAAACCTGTTAAAAAAAGAACTACATTTACAGAGGAACCTGAAAAAAATATTTTGAGTTATGTAAAAGATATTAGTATTATTGAAGAAGAAGATAAAATAAAAAAAGATAATATATGTAAAGCTACTTTACAAAATGAATATCTAATGATGGTAGATAAAGATTATGCATGTACTAAAGTAAAAACAAATGTTATTAAAAAATGTAAAAAATGTAATATTGATAAAATTATTATATATAATGATTCAATTATAACTTGTTCTAAATGTGGTGAAAGTGATGTTATATTCATAGAATCAGATGTTCCTACAAATAGAGAAAATTTTACAGAAAAACCTAAATATCCATATAAAAGAATAGGTCATTGTATAGAGAAATTAAACCAGTTCTTATGTAAAGGAAATATTAATATTCCTTCGTCTGTTTATAATATTATCAAGGATGAACTATTTAAACACAATATGAAAATGTCTGATATAAGTATTGATTTTATAGAAAAAATGTTACACAAACATAGATTAAGTTCCTATTATGAATATGTTTATTTTATCTATTGTAAAATGACAAATACAAAACCACAAACAATAACAAGAGAACAGCACGAATTAATTATCAAAATATTCTGTAAAGCAGAAGAATTATATGAAGAAAAATATAAACCATATAATAGACATAATTTTATTAAATATACTTTTATTCTACATAAAATCTTTATTATGATTGGTAAAGAAGAAATTGCTAACCATTTTAAATTATTAAAAAGTCAAATAAAAATGAAAGAACAAGAATCCATTTGGTTACAAATTTGTTCTGATCCAGATTGGAAATTTTAATGTGTGTTATTTCATATCTATAAAATATATAAATATAAAATATTACAATGAGCAACAGTTTTTTTAATAATGTAGATACTTCATCTGATGAAGAATTTGAAAAAAAAGAAGATTTGTCTAGATATACTGTTGTTGATGCATCTAATTTAACTGCAGACCCTGTTATTGAAGCACAAAAATATTGTTTATTATCATTTATGTCACCTGAAGGTATTATGAATTGTAAAGTTCGTGCTGTTAAATTTAGAGGTGCATTTCCAACATTAGAAGAAGCCAAAAAATATGCCGAAAAATTAGAAAAACACGATGAATATTTTAAGATTTTAGCAGGTGAAACAGGTAAATGGTTAGACTTTGACCCGCCTATCACACGAATCGAAAAAGAAGTTTCATCTAATGAAAAATACCAACAAATTCTAGACACGCAAAATAAACAAAGATTGGAAGAAATGAACAAACTTGCAGGAAAATATAAAGAGTCAATCGAAAAGAAAAACAAAGGTCAAGAAATGAGAAAGAAAGAACTTACAAAAACAAATGCAGCCAACAATGTTTTAGAAAAACACGAGAGAGAAAAAAATGGAACATTAAATGATAATTTAGATAATGGTACTGAACAAAATAACAATCTTGAACAAAATGATAGTCCTGTACAAAATAGTCTAGATAGTGGTCTAACTAGTAGTCAAACGAGTAGTCAAACTAGTAGTCAAACGAGTAGTCAAACTAGCAGTCTAACTAGCAGTCAAAAAACAAAAGGTCGTGATGCTATTTTTCAAAAACAAATGGACAAATTAAGAAAGAAATTACAAGAAAAGAAAGAAGCAACAAGTTCTGCAACTAGTTCTGCAACTAGTTCTGCAACAAGTTCTGCAACAAGTTCTACAAATACTTTTACTAATACTTCTACTAATACTTCTACTAATACTTCTACTAATACTTCTACTAATACTTCTATTTCTACAGACAATATCAACAAAATGAAACAATATGTAGATAATAAACAATAATTTATTTTTTCTGTTTATTTATAAATATGTAGTTTATAAATATATATGTTTAAAACATTTCTATTAACTGTATTTATAATAGGTATAATGATGATGGTTATGGATATGAACAAAAATAATGTTTGTACTCAACCAAAAACAATTTATAAATTCATACCTAGAACATTTCAAGAAGAATTATCATTATCACCACAAGCATCTGATGTTTTTAGAACAATGTTTAAACAACCTGACCCGTGGATAGAAAGTATTGACAATTTAACAATGTCAAAACGAGAGGATATAAATCAGTTTTTCATTACACAGATGTAAGAATTAGTTGTTTTAATTAATTTGGTATATAGATACAATAGGTGTTTGATAAAATGAATTTGCTATCATATTTGTATACATAAAATAAAAATTATCACCAGTATTAAAATTATATATCAAATTAATATTGAAAGTTAATACTATTCCTGCATTAAATGTATTGCCCAAATTTGTGATACTACTAATTTGAACTGGTAGATTATCATTTATTATTATATTAATTACTCCTTCTGCATAACTTGATTGTTGTTGCTCTGTTATAAACACTGTTATACTTCCATTAATCAAATAAATACCTGTATTATTTATTGTAAATGTTGTATAACTTGATGGATCATTATCAGGATAACCATCTATACCATTATTTATTTGTTTTGCACCAAAATATATTTTTTTATGTGATCCAATATCCATTAAAACCTGTATATAATTACCATAGTATGATATATATTGATTAAATCCCCCCCCCCGTTATCACCTTTATCACCTTTCTCACCTTTATCACCTTTATCACCTTTCTGTCCATTTTGTCCATTTCTACAAACCATCATTTCTCTACAATTTGTTTTACTATTAGTTTTACAACAACTCATTTATATTATTAGTTCTTATTTTTTTGTAAAGTATCTGGTTTATGATTTGGTGGACTATATATAGAATATAATTTAAGTTTATCATCACCAGTGTTTATTATATTATGCCACGTATTTTTGGGTATAATAATTGCTGAACCATCTACTAATTTAATTTTCTGTATAACTTTATCATTATTATTTGTTATGATTGCTAATCCATTTCCTTTCTCTACGCGAATAAATTGGTCTATTTTTGTATGTTTTTCTAATCCTATTTCTATTTTTGGTTTCAATGACATTACAACTAGTTGCATATTTTTGGTTGTCATTAACACTTTTCTATAGTATGTATTTTTTAATGTGTTTTTTTCGATGTTTGTATGGAATGCCATTATATGATAAAAATTGAAATTTTATAATATATGAGTAATTCATTATATAGTTTAAATAAAAAAATAAGAAGAAGAAGAAGAAGAAGAAGAAGAAAGAGAAAAATAAAAAAAATGTTTTTTTTCTTTTTGTTTTTGCAGGGACTTCAGGGACTTCTGTACCATGAATTTATGCCTAAAAAAAAAAATGAAAAATATGTATATTTTGTGCTTTTTGACGGGCAAGAGGGCGGACAAAAAAAGAAAATCCTTAAAAGGAAAAAGAAGGATATCCCACGCCACAAAAACGGGTTAAACAAAAAGGGTTTCGTAATAGACATATCCCATCGTCATTACCCATCCGAAATTGAAGAAGGAGAACACAAACTGTGCAGCTTTTGTATGTACAATATGGCAAAGTGGACGTTTGGATGTAAAAAATGTGATGTGGATGCGTGTCAAAAGTGTGTTAATCACATGTTTAAAATTTCTGAAAAAACTGAGATGTTACCTGATATGGAAAGAGAATTATACCCAAGTCACTACATTCATCAAATGGATATTAAATGTGATAGTGATGAACCAATTGAATGTTCCAATTGTGGTGAAGAAAAGTCAGGCAAATTTGTGAAATGCTCACACTCAGGGTGTTCTCATATAATGTGCAAAGGTTGTGAGAAGAATTTAAATGCATTCCTTCGTGGACAATCTTCTACGGAAAAATTTTACCACAAATTATACGATGATGTTTATGTACCTCTTTGTTTGACTAAAGAAGAGGTACTACAACCTCAAACTCCACCTCCACCTCCACCTCCACTTCTGGAGGTGACACCATTACCTCTGGAGGCGACACCACTACCTTCTTTTGCAGAAGCGATGACAAAAGCAGTAGAAAAAATCCAAGAGTATCAGATACAGCTAGAGATAGCTAATAGTTTCTTGAATTGACAAAATTCAAATAATTTTGTTTATTAAGGAAGTACGTTTTGTACCAATTTTTGTCTAACTCTATGTATTTTTCTTTATTTTTAATATACATATTATGATATTTACCACCAGACATATTTAATGTATTAATATGATCATACATTTCATTTAATTTATGTTTTAAATCATCATTAGTGTTATCATATAATTGTAAATAATAAAGATTTTTTAAAATTTTATGTTGAAGCATAAGTTGTACGTGTTTTATGAATTCTTTATTTCCTTTTACATCATTTGTTAATATATTATCTACAAAAATTTTGTAATTAGTAGTTCCATTATAATCATATATTGCAAAAACTATATGATCAAAATAATTTATATATTCTAATATGTATTTTTTATATAATTGTGCCACTTTTTCGGATGGATTTCTAAAATCACCACAACCAAAAGCACTCAATACACAATGTCTCACTCTGTTTTGTTTCATTGTTTCAAACTGTGCTTTTATTTTTCTACCCATTGAAGTATTATTATATGGTTTATCTGGTTTTCCATCATTACGCAAATTATCTGCAGCCGCTTTTAGTTCCCAAAATGGAAAATAATCTTTTTCATCAAGATGAACATATCCAGTAGGTATTTCTTCTACTCCAATTAATCCTTTATTTTCTTTACCTTTAATACATACACGAGGTTTCATATCTAGTTCAACTAAACCTTTTACACCATTTATTAAATCAGTTTGTTCTTTTTCATATTTAATTGGTGCATAAAAATGACAGGAACTACGTCTCCACATATTTTCTTCTTGAGCACCAGAACCAGATGTATAACCACCACCAACTGTATAAGCATTTGCCATATTTAGAACAGCATATATGTGACCATATTTTTTTGTAACATCTAATGTTATTTCACCCCAATCACCAGAAAATATTTCTACTTTTTTATCTATAGATGTTTTTGTTTTCGACCATTTCACAACATTATTTATTGATTGTTCTGTATATTTTTCAAGATTGCTTATACCATTTG